GAGAGGAGAGGATTTGGGGGCAGGCTGGGAAAAGGAGGCGAAAAACCCAGCCTGCCTATATGATTAAGGAGGGGGAGGAGGTTGCTACATATTGTCTCTTACACGGGCTATGTCTACTGCAGCCTCGCCAAAAATATAACTGAGGGCCAAAGCAACTAGCTTCCAATACAGCTCAAAACCGAATCCTCCACTCTATCCCCCATCGCGCCGGCTCGTCTCGCCGCAATTCGACACCGGCCTGGAGCGTCCCGCCGGCCAGGGACCGCTGGACACTCACGGCCAGGCCTCCCTCTGCTGTAACGCCGGTTGTGGTGTCTCCGAGTCGGACGATGGGGACTATGATTTTGGGGCCGCTAGCTCACTCACACGACCTACAACGCCCTGCGCCTTGTACCGCTCTAGCGTAGCCTCAATGAGCTGCTCCACATAGCGGCGAACATCGCCAATGGTCTCAGCCAGGACTTGACGGGTCTCGGCATCGAGTTGTGTCAGCACCTGTTCCACAACCTGCCGCCCTAGGGCCACAAGTTCTTCCCGGCTGGCCCGTCCCTCAGCCACGGCCTGTCGCAGTGCAGCCGCGGTCGTGCTCTCAGCGGCCAGCACAGCTACCTCGGCGAGATAAGCCACTCTCGCCAGTGCCCTGTCGGCCAGTTCATGGTCGATCCGTTTATCCAACGCCTCGCGGGCCCGGCGGATGTACGACAGCGCGTAGGCCGCGCCCAACGACAGCAAAGCCACCAAGACAGTGACAACTAGTTCCCGCAATTCATTAATGACGATTTCCCACATGATGACTCCCTCCTATACGATATAAGTTTATAACCTTCAGTGACCTTGGAAAACTTCATTTCCTCTTAGCCACCTTCTGGTCGTAGTTGTACAGCATTGTTATAACTTCTTCTCTAGTAGCTGTATCTTTTGGCCGGGTTCCATTGGTAATTCCTTCCTTCTTTGCCCACTCCCAAGGCTCTTTAGCCCATGAAGAAGGCTGATTTTTGTCTCGCGTCACTGCGCTCGTGCCTCCTGCCAATTCCTTGGCAACATCCTTTTTAAATTGCTCCCACCCGGCCCAGTTGTTGGATTGCATTATCCGAGGACATATCTTACCGCTCCAGTCAAAATGTCGGCGAAGCCTATCCACTCCCCAGCCCCGTTCCTTGAGTAGCTTGGCTACTAGCTTGACGGCATTCTGCAAAGTCCTCTGCCTATCCCCGCTTTCACAAATTTCAATGCCTATGCTTTTTCGGTTACCCGTCCCACTGCTGCCATCTCCGGCGTGCCATGCTACCTCATTGAGAGGAATAGCTTCTACTGCTTCTTTTTCATCCACCACGATGTGCCAGGAGGCAGTCCTTGTGTTGCTGGGATTAGTCAACCAGCCTCTCTCGTTTCGGGCTGTGCTTGATGGGTTGCCCGTAGAGTGGATGGTGATGTACTCAGGATGCATAGAAGTGCCTGGCCGTCGGTTGTGAGGAGTGTTTCGAGGAATGTGGTCGACAATATAGTTCATTTCATCACCTCCTATCTCGGCAGGCTCTGAATGTACCAAACAATAAAGCCTACGCCAGTGCCAACAATACTAACGACAAGGGCTTTTATCCAGTTTGTTAGGTTCTCAATTTTTTCAATCAAATTTTGTAACCGGATTGCAAACTCTGCGTCAGCCTTTTCTAGAGCTACGATGCGCTTTTCATGATCCCTGAGCTGGTCTTTTAGCTCTTCGTGCGCAGAGCACACTGACATATTCCCACCTCCAACAAAACCACTCGGGCACCATAGTGCGGTACGTAGGCATAAAATTAACGTCTAATGGGCGTTAAATTTACTGCGTTTCATTAGTCTACTATGTCTTTCGTACTAAAACAAAGCCCTCAAACATCTTCCTTCTCAACCGATACGTGTCGGCATACCTGGCATGTCCCAACCAACTTTGTATGCTACAGTTGATTTCCTGAAAACTCATTTCTCCTGTTTCGTATTTTCGCTTAAAAACCTTCAGCTTTTTTCTCATTCGCTTAACTGACCGTTTTCGTAGTAAGGCAAATATAGCCATACTGGATCATGTCATAGGTTTTTTGAAGGATCTTCAACTGCTCATTCAAGTTTAT